GTAAAAAAAGTATTTGGTTTTCAGCCTGGCATAGTTGGTAGTGGTAAATTTGATATATCAACCCCAGTAGTAGTTGGTAATGTTCAAACAATATACCGCAAAGTCCCAGAGCTTAGACGAGAGTTCGGAACAATTATACTAGATGAAATGCATCATGTTAGTAGTCCAACTTTTTCAAGAATTATAGATAAAAACTGTGCTATGCATAAGATAGGCTTATCAGGCACATTACAAAGAAAAGATGGTAAACATGTGGTCTTTAGAGATTATTTTGGAGATCATGTATTAAAACCACCAAAAGAAAACTTTATGATGCCTAAAATTGATGTGTTAAAACTTCCAATTAGGTTCATGGACGGATCATCAATACCTTGGGCTAATAGAGTGAATGAATTAGCCTATAACCCAGAGTATCAAAACTCTGTCGCAATGACTGCAAGTGCATACGCTGCACGAGGTCATAAAGTATTAGTGGTTAGTGACAGAGTAGACTTCCTAAAATCTTGCGCGAGACTTACTGGTGACGACGCAGTTTGTGTAACGGGAGCAATACCACACGAAGAAAGACCTGATTTAATTAAACAGATTTTTGAAGATAAAAATATACTGTATGGAACGCAAAGTATTTTCTCAGAAGGTATATCATTAGATATTCTTAGTTGCTTAATTCTCGGGACACCAGTAAATAACGAACCTTTACTTACTCAGTTGGTTGGTAGGATAATAAGGAACTATGAAAATAAACCACAACCAACAGTAGTGGATATACATCTTATAGGGAATACAGCTAAACGACAAGCTAACGCCCGACTTGGATATTACATTAAACAAGGTTATGAGGTATCGACCTTATAATGACCTCCGAAAAATATTACTTGACAAGACTCTTAATTTTTGGTATAATATAATGATAAAATATAATTGGGAAAAGATTTTACAAACAACTAATGCTGACGCAGGTCAAGTTATGTTAATAATACATATGCTTACCTACAATATCAAAGTACCTCAAAACTATAACGATCCAGTATATAAATACTGTGGTCAAAGTTTCGAGGGGTATAGTTTTCTTGTAAATCCAAAGAAGCTATTACTAGAAAGAAAAAACTACAGCAATTCAGAATGTGCTGAGTATGTAGCAATAGCATCTTATCGTAATTATATGGATTACCAAACTACTGGTGATACCACACTACAACTAATTAATCTTCCCTTTTTAGAGGAGATTTTCGACAACAACAGACTTCTCACTATGAAGAAAGGAATAATCCACTTCAAGTTTGAAGACGCTAAATAACAGAGAATACAATGGCTATAAAATTTAATCAAGCGCAAGGTAGCGCAGTAAAAAACAAAATAGATCAATTTCAATACAAAGAAGGCAATAACACAGTACGCATAGTAGGCGATCTACTACCAAGATATGTTTACTGGGTCAAAGGTGAAAACGGCAAAAATATTCCTATGGAATGTTTGTCTTTTGACAGAGCAACAGAAACCTTCAATAACAAAGAAAAAGATTACGTCAGAGACTTTTTCCCCGAAATCAAATGTGGTTGGGCATATGCTATACAATGCATAGATCCAGCTGACGGTAAAGTCAAGGTCTTAAACCTTAAAAAGAAGTTAATGGAACAAATTATGGTTGCCGCTGAAGATTTAGGCGATCCTACTGATCCAGAAACTGGTTGGGATATATTTTTCCAAAGAGTTAAGACTGGACCAATGGCTTTTAATGTTGAGTATAGGCTTCAAGCACTTAAGTGCAAGAACAGACCTCTCAACGAAGCAGAGCAAGCAGCAATAGCAGAATTACGTTCAATGGACGATGTTCTCCCCAGACCAACTGCTGATGCTCAATTAGAGCTGCTTCAAAGAATTACCACACCAGATGGTAATGAAGCTCCAGAAGAAATTAATTCAGAATTTAAGTTATCTTAAGGGGGGTGTGACATGTATGGAGTAGGAAACGAATTTCCAGAAAACCATTGCCTTCAAGGGGTTGCTTCAAATAATGAATTTATAGAAGTGGAATTTAAACCAAATTATCATTGGAGAGTTATTTATTTCTATCCAAAAGATTTTACTTTCATTTGTCCTACCGAGATTGCAGCAATGGATAAAATTGCTGTAGAAACAGACGCTCATGTTATCGGTATAAGTGGAGATAATGAATTCTGTAAACTTGCTTGGAAAGAAAATAATCCAATGATAGCTAATATACACCATACTTTAGCTGCAGATACTGGTTTGTATCTATCAGATAATCTAGGTATAATAGATCATCAAAATGGTGTATGTTATAGAGCAACTTATATTGTTGATCCTGATAATACGATTCAGCATGTATCAGTCAATGCTCTCGACACAGGCAGAAATGCAGACGAAGTTCTAAGAACCCTACAAGCTCTCCGTGCGGGTGGTCTTACAGGGTGTTCTTGGCAACAAGGAGAGGACTTCGTAGCATGATTCTATTTACGGCAGACTGGCATATAAAGCTAGGGCAAAAGAATGTTCCTTTGCCGTGGGCTTGTTCACGCTTCGAGTTGTTTTTTGAAGAAATAAAACTCATTGAAAAATCAGCAGATATTCATGTAATAGGTGGTGACCTTTTCGATAGAGTTCCAACGATGGACGAACTAACACTATACTTTGATTTTGTCAGAGGTGTATCGATTCCAACTTATATCTTTGATGGAAACCATGAAGCAACGAAGAAGAACAAAACATTCTTTTCAAATTTAAAGCGGGCAACACAAGATGTCAACCCTCTCGTAGAAGTAATTGACACTACAACCGAATTTGAGTGGGGTACATTGTTACCCTATGTGGACTTACACAAAAAGAACTCAATAGAGAAATGTAATAAAGATAAACCGCTTTTTACTCATGTGAGGGGTGAAATACCCCCTCATGTGACACCTGAGGTAGACTTAGATAGATTTAATGATTTTCCTGTAGTATATGCTGGTGATCTTCATGCTCACAGCAATACACAAAGAAATATAGTTTATCCAGGCTCTCCTATGACTACTTCTTTTCATAGAGAAATAGTTAAAACAGGATATCTTATGATATCTGAACATGACAAGTGGCAATGGTATCAGTTTGAATTACCACAACTTATAAGAAAAACAATTAGGACTCAAGACCAAATGGTTCCAACTGACTATCATCATACGATCTATGAGATAGAGGGCGATGTAGCAGATCTGGCAACGGTTAAGAACTCAGAGTTACTCGATAAGAAAGTAGTAAAACGAAGTACTGAATCTACACTTGATTTAAAAGACTTGACGATGGAAGAAGAATTAGTAGAGTATTTTACCTCTATTCTTAATTTACCATCAGATAAAATTCAAAACATAATGGGTGTATATAATGATTACTCTAAAAACGCTACAATGGGATAACTGCTTTAGTTATGGTGAAGGAAATAAACTTGACCTAGATGATGCAACCCTTACTCAACTTGTCGGTACTAACGGACAAGGAAAATCTAGTATTCCACTAATACTAGAAGAAGTTCTTTTTAATAAAAATTCAAAAGGAATTAAAAAGCAAGAAATACAAAATCGTTTTATTAATAAGGGCTATCATATTAATCTCACATTTGATGTAGACGAAAATGCTTATGAGATAGATATAAACCGTAAAGGTTCAATTAAATGCAAACTTTACGAAAACGGTGAAGATATATCATCTCACACCGCAACTAATACATACAAAACAGTACAAAATCTACTTGGTTTAGATTTTAAGACTTTTACTCAACTTGTATATCAGAATACAAATATGAGTTTACAGTTTCTTACGGCTACAGACACAAATCGTAAGAAATTTCTAATTGAACTTCTTAAGTTAGATGAATATGTAGAATTCTTTGAAATCTTTAAGCAAGCTGCTAGAGAGATTCAATTAGAAATTAATCGCCTAGACAGTAAGTCTGACACGATAGTAAAATGGTTAGATGAAAATAAATTGGAGACTATAGATGTACTAGACATAAAAAATGTTCCAATTTACTCGGAAGAAGATGAAAAGAGATTAAGGCATCTACGAAACGATTTTGAAAAAATCTCTGAGAAAAACAAAAAAATTATAGATAATAATTATTATAAAGACGAATTAGATAGACTTGAAAATTCGACAGAGAGATTATATATAGGTTCTTTGATTGACCTTGACGCTAAATCGGAGATGCTTGGCACTTTAAATGCCAACTTGCTCAATGCTGAAGCGCATTTGGACAAGTTAAGAGATTTAGAGGGAGTTTGCCCTACTTGTGAACAAGATATAGATAAAGCGAAACATGATGAAATGAAACTCGGATATCTATTGAACAAGAAAGATACAATCTCAGAGAAGGATAAACTCTCATATGAGATACACGTAGCTAAACAGGAAAATGAGAAAGTTCTCGTAAGAGATCGACTTCAGAATGAATTTGAAGAAGCTGTTCGCCGTTGGGATAGTTTGTTACCTTCGCAGATTCTCGACGGAGAGAACATATCCCAAGAGATTGACGAACTTTCTTCAAAAATCTCAAATCTTTCCGCAGAGATACAAAGAATCTCTGCCGAGAATATGAAGGCGGAACGCCATAATACTCGCCTTGAGATAATTCAAGAACAAACGGAAAGTATGGAGAATGAGTTGGAAGGAATTGTCGCGGAGTTGGGTCAAGTCGAAGAACGCGCAACATACTTAGAGATACTTAAGAAAGCTTTCAGCACGAACGGCCTTCTTGCATACAAGATAGAGAATCTTGTAAAAGATCTCGAACAACTTACGAATGAGTATTTAGCTGAACTATCAGATGGTCGATTCAGCTTAGGATTCGTAGTTACAAACGATAAGTTGAATGTGGAAATCACAGACAACAGTAAGACAGTAGATATATTGGCTTTATCTAGTGGAGAACTCGCTAGAGTGAATACATCTACTCTACTTGCAATACGCAAATTAATGAGTAGTATTTCTAGCTCAAGAATAAATACGCTATTTCTTGATGAAGTTATAGCAGTACTTGATGATAATGGTAGAGAAAAACTAGTAGAAATTCTACTTCAGGAAGAACTAAACACATACATAGTATCGCATGGTTGGACACACCCGTTATTAGCGAAAATAGATGTGATTAAAGAAGATAATATATCTAGACTGGAGTAATATGGATAAAGAATTATTAAACGCCTTGTATACTTTTTACGAGGGAAATATAGCAAAAGCACAAGCAAACTTAATGGTATACTTAGATAACCCTGCTGGTATAGGTGAACACCCAGACGTTATTGAAGCAATGGATTCACAAGTACAAATATTAGTAGAGAATCAAGATAAAAGAGATGCTGTGCAAGAAATATTAGATAACATAAAATAGAATTGGAACAAATATGAAACTTAGAAAATGGATAGTGCAAATTTTAGGCATTTCTGCTCAGATAGAAGAACTAGAACAACAAATCCAGCATATTGAACGAGATATCGCAGGTCTAAAGATGGAAGCAGATGTACTTTATGCTAAATCTTTAGAACGCGAGTGAAGTTTACAGAAGCTGGAGTACAAGAACACAATAACAACCTACTAATAGTAGATGGACTAAATGTTGCATTTAGATGGCGATATAAAAAAGTACCTTACTACACTAATGATTATGTAAGAACAGTAGAAAGTCTAGCAAAATCATACAACTGTGGTAACATTATTATATTAGCAGATGGTGGAAGTACATACAGAAAAAACATCTATCCCGATTACAAAGCAAATCGGAAGGATAGATATGCAGATCAGACAGAAACAGAGAAAAAAGAATTCGAGCAGTTCTTAGCTGAGTTTGCAAGTGCCTTTAAAAGATTACAAAATAAAGGACACTTAATAATAAAGCAAAAAGGACTGGAGGCGGACGATTTAGCCGCATGGATAGTAGGAAAACGAAAAGAATACGGAGTAGATGAGACTTGGTTAATATCATCAGATAAAGACTGGGATTTACTTATAGACGAAGATGTATCTCGTTTTTCAACTGTAACCCGTAAGGAAGTTACAGTAGATAACTGGGACGAACACTATAATTTCGATAAAGAGATGTTTCTCACTTTCAAATGCTTAGCAGGAGATTCGGGAGATAACATACCAGGAATTAAAGGTGTCGGACCAAAAAGGGCAGAGTCATTAATAGAGCAATATGGAGATTTATTTGACATATACAATGCGTGTCCTATTGATAGCAAGTATAAATTTATACAAGAACTTAATGAAAACGCCGATAGATTGTTGCTTAATGCAGAACTAATGGATTTAGAGAGTTATTCGGAACAAGCAATAATTGAAGCGGGAATGGATATAGAGGATTTATCCTCAAAAGTGAAAACACATTTAGCGGGAGCATAAAATGCCTAGTACAAGAGCACAGGTAATCACGAGACGGACTTATAATAGACCTCTAAATGCAGAGGGAACTAAGTTTGAAACTTGGGAACAAACAGTAGGGCGAGTAATTGCCCATCAAAAATGGTTGTGGGAACGAGCAAAAGGTGAAACTCGTCTTACAGATGAAGAATGGAATGAATTAGTAGAGCTTCAACAACTTCTTATAGAAAGAAAGATTTGTGTAGCTGGTAGAACTTTATGGTTAGGAGATACAGAAATATCTCGTAGGCGTGAGAGTTCTATGTTTAACTGCTCATTCACAATAGTAGAAACAGTATATGACTGTGTAGATGTCTTGTGGCTTCTGTTACAGGGTTGCGGAGTAGGGTTTAAACCTATTACTGGTACATTAAATGGTTTCTATAAACCTATTTCTGATATTAGAGTAATACACACTAAAAGAACAGAAAAAGGTGGAGTAGAAGATAATGTAGAAACATGGGATCCAGACACTAAAGTATGGACTATCTCAGTTGGTGACTCTGCTGAAGCATGGGCAAGAAGTGTTGGTAAACTACTAGCGGGTAAATACCCAGCAAAAACACTAATACTTGATTTTAGTCAAATTAGACCTGCGGGTGAAAGACTTAAAGGATATGGTTGGATTTCCTCTGGGAGTGAAGCAATCGGAAAAGCATATCTAGAAATAGCTAAAATATTAAATTTACGAGCTGGTAATCTTTTAAGAAGAATGGATATATTAGATATCATTAACTGGCTAGGCACAGTTCTTTCTTCACGCAGAAGTGCTGAAATTGCACTATTTGACTACGGATACCCCGAATGGGAAGACTTTGCAGTTGCAAAGAAAGACTGGTGGGTTACTGGAAACGAACAAAGACAACAAAGTAATAATTCTTTGTTGTTTAGATATAAACCAACGAAAGAACAATTATCACACATATTTAAACTTATGGGTGACGCAGGAGGTTCTGAGCCTGGCTTCATTAATGGTATGGCAGCTTTAGAACGAGCACCTTGGTTTAAAGGTGTTAACCCTTGTGCTGAAATTTTATTAGGAAATAAAAGTTTCTGTAATTTAACAGAGGTTGACTTAGGAAAATTTGTAGGAGATCAAGCAGGATTAATACAAGCCCTAAAGTTAGTTGCGAGAGCAAACTATCGTCAAACCTGTGTAGACCTCAATGATGGAGTTCTACAAGAAGCCTGGCATCTAAATAACCAGTTTTTACATCTATGTGGTGTAGGACTTACAGGGATAGCTAGGAGGAGGAATTTAGGAGCATATGACTACAAACAAATGCAAAGAGTCACTACCTCAGCCGCATACCGTATGGCTGATGAATTGGATCTTCCCCGGCCAAAGAACGTTACAACCGTCAAACCTTCGGGAACATTGTCAAAGATTATGGATACTACTGAAGGTGTGCATAAGCCTCTTGGCAAATATCTTTTTAACAATGTTAATTTCAGTAAGCACGATCCTATTATTGATACTTTGCGGAGTGCTAATTATAATGTATTTGACCACCCTACAGATCCAGAGGGCATATTGGTTACTTTCCCCGTATCTTATGAAGATGTGGAATTCGATCGCGAAGGAACTAAGGAAGTTAATTTGGAAACCGCCATCGAACAATTAGAAAGATATAAGTTATTACAAAATAATTGGTGTCAACAAAATGTTAGTGCTACAATTAGTTATAGCCCTGACGAAGTTGAAGATATTATTGACTGGTTATATGAAAACTGGGATAACTATGTTGGTGTAAGTTTTATTTATAGAAACGACCCAACAAAAACAGCAAAAGATTTAGGTTATTTATACTTACCACAAGAAGTGGTTACAAAAGAAGAGTATGAAAACTATAATAAACAGCTTCTTCCAATAGACTTAGAAAAAGTAGAAAATACTTTCTTAGAGATAGAAGATGAAGAATGTGCAACGGGCGCTTGCCCAATAAAATAGGAGAAAATCATGGCTATTGCCAAAGATGAACCAGTACTAATACTGGGAGATAAAAAATTTATTATTAGTGAGCTTTCTCCAGAAGCGCAGTATTGCGTTGCTCAAATGAATGATATCCAAGCAGATATAACAAATACATCTAAAATCTTGGACAGGCATCGAGCAGCTTATTCTGGCTTTCAGGTACAATTAGAAAAACTAGTTGCCGAGCCAGAAGAAACTGGAGAGACAGATGAGTCGTAAAGAAATAAAAGTAGAAAAAATATTTCTAAAAGATTCTAGCATAGAAACCCCCTCTAGTCCTGATCAATTTCAATATGAAAGAGAGGAAGTTATAGTTAAGATGGACATGAATGTTCGAAATAAACTGTTACTAGCTCCTTCGTATTATGAAGTCATATTAAGTTTAGGCATTACGGGAAAAGATCAAGAACATTTTTTATATATAGTTAATGTAATATATGGGGGTTTATTTGACTTAAAAGGGTATAACAAAGAAGAAGCAGAGAAATGTGTTGCTGTAGACTGTCCTCATATACTATTCCCATATGCTCAACAGTTTGTATATGATATGACTTCAAAATCAGGATTCCACCCAGCTTTTCTACAACCTGTGGATTTTGAGGAAGACTTTGAAGATTCGTAGACTTAATTGGGATAAAGAAAAACATGGATTAGTTTGGAAGATATCAAATGTATTTAAAGAATACGAAATGGAACATATTTTAGCAAAACTTCCTGAGAATGAAATAAAAATACCTAAGGAACACAGAACACTTGATAAAGCAGGTTTTACAACAAGTAGGGCTGCCTATAGGGCGTCCTCCTTACCTGCTTTAGAAGGCAGAATGGAACGAAAATTAAAAGAGTTATATCCTACTCTTAGAAAAGAATACAGAGATGAGGGTGTAAGTGTTTATGCGGATAATTATGCTGAAACCAAAGATAATTGGGACACTAAACATTTCAAGCTTGATATGTCTTTACAAGGAACTCCTAAAGGAATGAATTATCAGATGCATACAGATGTTGATTTTAAATTTCTTACAGCATTAGTATATATTGCTCCAGAGTGTTCAGAGCCTACTTACTTTCATGCTTATCCAGGATATAGAATTAAGTATAGAGAAGAAGATAAAAACCCTATAATGGCGGTTCCTTGGGAAATAAATGCAGGTTATATCTTTTTAGCGGGTTCAAAATCACAACACAGCTATTCTAATAATATATTTAATACAGATAGATATGTTATATTAGCAAACTTAGTATCAGATACAGATAAGATGCAAGACTTAGGAACTTGGTAATGCATTTTCAAGACTTAATAGACCCTATGACTTTAGATGAATTTCATACAAAGTATCATAGAAAAAAGTTTTGTGTTATAAAGGGCAATGCTTGGAGAAAAAATCTATTTACAAAGATTATTACTTGGGAAGAGTTTTCAACTTATATAAATAATGATAGAGCAGTAAGTGGTTTACAGGCAATACTACCTGGAGGTGAAAAACTATGTATGGAAAAAGATAACCTTTATAAGCATAGAAAACCTAGCTGGTCTAAAGAGTTTTATTATGAAAAAGAATATTTGCATAAAATATGGAAAGATAATGGCTCTATCATCTTAACAAAAGCTTCTCTACTAACTAAAGAAATTTCTGCAATAGCTGGTGCTATAGAAAAATACTTTGAAGGTGCTGCTGATGCTCACTTTTATTGTAGTAGAGCTAAAGATGGTTGGTCGTTTCCCTTCCATAGAGATAATGATGATAATTGGTTAGTTCATGCACACGGAACAGTAAGGTGGACGGTTAATAATTCTTTATCAAATTTACCAGACGATAATACAGAATTTGATTTAACAGCGGGGGATTTATTATATATTCCTAAAGGCTTAATACATAAAGCAGTTGCTCAAACAAGAAGAATATCAATATCAGTTCCTTTGTTAGAAAACCACACACCTAAGCCACTAGATAGAATTTATTACGACTTTGCGTAGTACTAAAACTAAGTCATCTTGCTTAGGGTTATCTCTAGCAAAGTCTATAGATTCTATAAAAGCATACTTTTTTATTAAGTTAATCCACCAATCTGCTGGTTTAACAATTAAATGAGCATTTCTACCGTCTGGCAAAGTTTCTCGAGCTTCTTTCATTGATATAGCAACAAATGCTTTTTTACTAAACTTGGAAACCATGTGTTTTAGTACTGATTCTATATATTCTGGCTCTACATGCTCTAACACATCTGTACATAGTACATAATCTACAGGTTTTGGATCTCTTGACCATTTAGGTACAGCTGGATCATAATTACGAACTATTATAGGTAAAAACCAAGGTAAGTTTTCTCCTTTACCACACCCATAATCTAACATATCTTTTATATCATTTTTGTATATCCAATTACAAATTCTTATAATATTACCTCTTGGTCCCGTTCCCCAGTCTTCATTTTCTTCATGTAGTTCTTCTAGCTGTTTTCTATATTTATCTGATATCACTTAACGCTTTCCTCATTTTTGATATTCTAATTTTTGATAGATTTCCTAAATACTCAATACGCTTTCTATATTTGGGAGATAAACCGTCCATATAAGGTAATAGTTTTTCAAAGTGATAGGCATAGGTTTCGTCTACATTTATAGTATCTTTATGTATACAATCATTATAATTATGTATAATAGCCTTTTCGCCGTCTACTCCATAATGTAAAGCGTCTATAGTTGCACACGCTTCTTTGGCAAAAAGAATATCCTCTTTATGATTCATTGTTCTAGGCATATACAATACTTTTTTAGGAATAACACCTCTATCTGATTGAGGAATAGAATCCCACTTCTCAGGATTAATTACAAATACGGATAAGTCTAATAAATTTGGAGTTATATTTTTATCAACTAAAGGGTAATGTTGTTTGAGTCTATCGTCTGTTATATAAACCCCTCTCCTACTAACACAAAGAGGAAAGTCTTTTACCTTATCAGGTAATTCAATTTCTCTATCCACAACCAAACCACTTCTTAGTACTAAAGTAATACCTTTTGCGTATTTAAAAGTAGTAGGAAATCTATCACCAGGATTACAGGAAACAACTGTATAAGGTACAGTTGCCATATTTTTATGTAAAGAGTTTACCGTTAGGTTTACTAGATTATTCTCTTCCAGTATCAAGACTCTTAGGTCGTTCGGGGGGAACATGAGTTTCTTCCTTAAAATAGTTAAAAAATTCGTTTATTTTTTCTTGGGGATTCCAAGATTGGTGGTGTATTAAACCAGAGTACTTACAAGAAAATAAGCGTTTGACTCCAGTTTCATTAAAGGTCATATTTCTAGATAGTGCATTATAAATTGTTGTATATGTAAGAAATTTCTCTAACCCTTTCTGATCGTATAGTTTTACTTTTTTACCTTTGGCAAGAGCAACAATACCCATTTCTGAGTTAGTGCAACACCCAACAGTTTCTGCGTTGTTTAATATAGCATGACCAGAAAATTTCTTATCTATAATTGATTCTTCACCAAAACTATTTTTCAAATCACTCAGAGCAAAGGGAGATGTTAAAGGGTGACATTTAAGTTTTGCCCCGTACACATCTATAGCTTGTTTTATTTTTGTACGGTCTATTACATCATTTAATATATTAGTGCCGGGTAAAAATATAACAAACGGATATGATAGGTTTGTTTTCCTTAATTTATATTTATCATTATCGCTATCAACTACATCTTTAAATATTTCTTCACCTTCTTCGGTTATTTCACTTTGAACTACCTCATTCATTAACTTAGTGCAGTATAGACTAGATGCGGGTCTTAAATATACAAATTTTGTCATTATATCTGTATATACATAACCTCTTATCTTTTTCTCACCCTGAAAATCATACCAAAGATCATACTCTAAATTAGTGTAATTATTTCCTTTTTCAGGTAATAAATAATGAATAGGGTCTAGTTTATCATTTTGTTTAGATCGCCTTGTAGTTCCTGATTTAAAAAAGTGAGCTACGTCATCATTTAAAACATCATTAAAAGCTAATATTTCAATCCCTTTCGCCATTTTCTAGCCTCTCGATCTTTTCTTCGAGCTCTTCCATGCGCTCTTCCATATCTTTAAAGTGTTCGATTATAATAGAGAGAGTTTCTTCAGCTCTTCTAGTTATAACCTTTAATTCTTCTTTTATTTCCATTGTCCAAATTCCTGTTCAAATTCTAAGTTATAATCTTCCTGACGCTTACTAAAGTAATCAGGATCTGCTTTTTCTCCCTGTATAAATTCATTTACTACTCTATTGGTATTAGCCCAAGTTTTATAGTAATTAGTTTTTCTAAGTCTTGTTGCAAACTTAAATGTTTTCTCGTGATTCTGTGCAAAGAAAACTATATATTCACCATTAGTTATGTCAGTATTTCCTATTACTTCATGCCAATCTGGGTGATCTTCTACAAAAACCAAGCCTCTATTCTGCGCTATAGCTTCTGTTTTTCGTGCTATTTTGAAAGTATCTTGTATACTCCACCTATCTTTTTCAAAAATTAAAAGTGTTATATCGTGTTTTGATAAATCTATATCTTTAATACACTTTTCAATATCTGAATCTGGTTTATCATTACTAAACTCTATAATATTTAATCTATTAGATCTTCTTGCTTCTTTTGCATACGGACAAACAGGTAAGTTACCAAAATCTGAGTTAGGTACTTCTACAAATGTTTTAATCCATTCAAGGATTTTTTGCTTCATTATACTAATACCGTGATTATGTATTTTTTATAATTATGACCAAAGTAGTCTGCTTTGGTTTCACCAACCGTATAACTTATATGCCCTGCTACAACTGATTTTTCCCAAGCTGCTGCCATACCTGATCCTTCAATAACCCATGAAGAAAATGTAGCACAATTTTCAGATTTACTTTTAAAGAATGCATCTAATTTCTGGTAGTATTCAGCTGAATAACTCCAACCTTGACTACCACTAGCGTCTTCTCTCATCAAATCCATTCTATGACACATCATTTTAGGTCTGTCACCATATCCACTTTCTCTTCCAGCATAATTATAATTAACAATTCTACCATCTATGTCTATTTTAAATATAGTTGTTCCTGTAACTCCATTTTGAAAAGCGTTTGCTACTACATCAAATTTTGCATCTTCAGATACATCTTTACTAGTGCCCATTTCTTCCCATAAAAGATTTGGAACAGGTGTTGCGTCTAAATAAGGTAAGGATTTATTAAAGCACTCTCTCAAAATTGCTTGATCTATATCGTCCCATGTTATTTCTGTTACTGTCATTGTCATTTTCTTAGCTCTCCGTCCAACTGTTAGCAGGATCAGTCGAATATCGTGAATTATGTGCGTCTGCTGAAGCAACATTTGTTACCTTATATCCGTTTGCTGACGCTGGATCAAATGTTACTCTTTCATAAATAGTTGTATTAAAGTTACCTGAAGTATTTCTAGAGGTATTGTATGTAGTCGTAGTACTGTGTGTTGTATTATATGTTGTTGTTGTACTATGAGATGTCGCAGTAGCCCGAGTCGTATTATATGTAGTCGTTGTAGTCTGCGAAGTATTAAATGTAGTTGTTGTATTGTGCGAAGTATTATACGTAGTCGTCGTAGTATTAGACGTTGCTGTATCGCGTGTAGTATTATATGTAGTTGTAGTATCCTTAGAAGTAGACCATTCTGTAGTCGTACTTTTAGAAGTAGCAAAAGTAGTTGTAGTATTAAACGTAGTTGTAGTACTGTGCGAAGTACTAGCAGTAGTCGTAGTAGTCTGTGACGTATTAAACGTAGTCGTTGTAGTCTGTGATGTATTAAACGTAGTCGTTGTAGTCTGTGATGTATTAAACGTAGTAGTAGTGTCGTGAGTAGTATTGTAAGTAGTCGTAGTACTATGAGATGTACCATAAGTAGTTGTAGTACTCTTTGACGTATTATAACTAGTTGTTGTGCTTTTTGTAGTATTATAACTAGTTGTTGTAGACTTCGAAGTACCATAAGTAGTTGTAGTACTCTTTGACGTACCGTAAGTAGTTGTAGTACTGTGCGAGGTACCGAAAGAAGTATTACGACTTGTAGTCCAACTTGTAGTATAACTTGTAGTGTGACTTGTGCTATTTGAGTTATTTACTGTAGTAATTCTTTGATATTGGTTGTGTTTACCCCAATATGTCCACCAACTAGTAGAAACACCTGTATTATATGAAGTGGTATAACTTGTAGTACGAGAAGTAGTCCACGAAGTACTACGAGATGTATTATAACTTGTTGTAGTACTCTTTGACGTATTATAACTTGTTGTGGTACTATGAGATGTATTATAACTTGTTGTTGTACTGTGCGAAGTACCGTAAGTAGTTGTAGTACTGTGTGACGTACCATAAGTAGTTGTAGTACTATGAGATGTATTATAACTAGTTGTTGTAGACTTTGAAGTACTATAAGTAGTTGTAGTGGTTTTCGAAGTAGACCAAGTAGTTGTAGTATCTTTAGAAGTAGACCAAGTAGTTGTAGTATCTTTAGAAGTAGACCAAGTAGTTGTAGTATCCGCAGAAGTATTATAAGTAGTAGTAGTAGAATTTGAAGTACTTATAGTAGATGTTGTATTATAAGTAGTCGTAGTTGACTGCGACGTATTGAATGTAGTCGTAGTAGTTTTCGAAGTATTAAACGTAGTCGTAGTGTTATACGTAGTAGTAGTGTCGTGAGTAGTATTATAAGTAGTTGAAGTAGTTTTAGACGTAGACCAAGTAGTTGTAGTATCGTGCGTAGTACTAAATGTTGTTGTCGTGTTATAAGTAGTTGTGGTACTTTTTGTAGTATTATAAGTAGTAGTTGTACTGTTTGAAGTACTAAAAGTTGTAGCGTATGTACCTGAAGTTTGTTGGGCTGTTCCGTAGATTGCGCTCCACGAAGTTGTTAAAGATCCGTCAGTTTCCTTTACTACAATATAATTGACCATATGGAGAGTACCAGCAGTTGCTTTGATGGCAATTGCTTTTGGTTCCTCTATCGCATCTACGCTCCAAATTTTTATAGCCATTAGTTACTCCTTTAGATGACGTACCAAACATGACCAGTTAATTTCCCACTTCCAGAAGTTGGAGCCGAGGTAACAATGTTGTGAGCACTAACATCTCCAGCCGGGGTAGAAAGTTCACCTGCACCTTTAATTTGGAAAGACTTTTGCATACTATTTCCATTTCTAGTATAAAAGTCCAAACCACCTCTTCTAGAAGTACCCGATCCTGGATCTTGTGCAATACCTACCATATAGGCATATTCAAACTCTTGTGCTGATCCATCTTTATCATCACCCATGAACCTAATTTGACCCATCCAAGCATTATCAGGTATTCCTGCGTTATTGCTGTCATCACTATAAAAAGTTAATCTACCAGCACCATCTGTAACAGATGATGTATTATGGTTGTTTTCTATTTTTAGTTCTGGTTCTAATGCTCCTGAGCCTGTTGCTTTATATAAGTGAAGTAATGTATCAGGGGCATTTGTTCCAATACCCATATGACCTGAAGTATTAATACGCATTCTTTCTGAATAACTGTTATTTGAACCCGTATTAACTTGAACAGTTAAACCACCATCATGTCCTACAAATTTTGCACCCTTACCTTCATTACCATCACCAGTAATTTTAATTGTGCCATCACCACTTGCAGAGTGAACATGGAGAGCATTATCAGGTGTAGTAGTTCCTAAACCTAGTCCTGTAGCCGTTAGTGTCATTTGGTCAGCATCATTAATAGTAAATGTATGTGCATCTCCTGAGACAACTCCATAATTCAAACCACCACTATGTCCAACAATAGACTGCTCATCTGTACCAGACTCAAGTGTAATTTTACAATCACTTGAATTTGTTATATGTAAATCAGAAGCTGGAGCCGATTGATTCATTCCTATTCTATTAGTAGATGCATCTACAAATAGTGCATGAGTATTACTATCAGATTCAACTCTAAAGTCTACATCTGCACCACTTTCATTAACGGTTACTGCACCATCAACACTTAATCCAGTCAAAGTTCCAAGACTTGTTATTGCTGATTGTGCTGCTTGAGTTACAGTTAAAGCTGTTCCTGAAGCATTACCAGTTACATTACCAGTCAAGTTACCAGTAAATGTTGAAGTAACACCTGTAGCTGTTAACATTCCTGTACCAGCATTATATGTTATTCCAGCATCTGTTTTCGGTCCTAAATCACCAGTTGCTGAATCAAAGAGAGCAACATAAGCAGATGTATCTGTTGTATCTGCAACGGTTACTGTTGCTGGTACTATATTCGCTGTACCATCAAAAGATGTCCCACCAATAGTTCTTGCATTTGCTAAAGCTGTTGCTGTTGCGGCATTACCTGTTGCGCTTCCTGCAGTACCACTTACATTACCTGTTACGTTACCAGTTAAGTTACCAGTAAAAGTTGTTGATGTAAGATTACCGTCACTTGGATTATATGTAAATCCTGAATCTGTTTCTATACCCTGTGAACCAGATACTCCATCTACGAAGACTGGGTAAACTGTTTCATCAGTTGAATTATTAGCAGTTGCTGTAACGTTTGTTGCAAGCGTCGCTGTTCCTGTTGTATCTTGATCTCCTGCAGTATTAACACCTGGCAAGTTAATATTAGCTGTACCGTCAAATGATACTCCACCTATTGTTCTTGCAGTTGCAAGTGCTGTAGCAGTACCTGCTAAACCTGTAGTGTCTTGGTTAAGAGTGCCAATGACTAAATCAATTGTATTATCTGCGTCCTGATAAGTAGCGGTTATATTTGTTTCAGTATTAGAACTAAACATTGCTCCTGCTGTATCAGCAATATATTCTGCTAATGTTGTTCCATCAACTGTAATTGCATCTGCTTCTAGTGTTCCGTCAATATCCGCATCGCCTGATATATCAAGACTTGTTGCATCTACTTCACCTGCTACTGTAACTACACCACTTGATAGTGTAATTAAATCTGTGTCGCCTGTGTGTCCAATTACTGCACCATCAATTACAACATTGTCTACAGTAAGTGCTGTTAAAGTGCCAAGGCTTGTTATGTTTGTTTGAGCTGCTGTTGTAACTGTAGCAGCAGTACCACTCGTATTACCAGTTACATTACCAGTAACATTACCTTCTATATCTGCTACTAACGTTGCTTTTGCATATCCTGTACCACCTGTATTTACAGTAGTTGTAGGAGCCGCTTGATTGTCTTTAAATAATTTCCATTTACCAGAGTCGTTAGCATCTCTAAATAAACCACCATATAAATCTTGAGATCCAGAAGTATCATATAACCCATATAAACCAATATCTACTGCATCAGCAGAATTATTTGTAGTTGCCAATGCTATTAAAGGATCAGCAACATTTATTGTTGTACTAGAAACTGTGGTTGTAGTTCCTGATACTGTTAAGTCACCCGCGATTGTTACATCATCTGGTAAACCGATGGTAACTGTTCCAGAACTTTCTGCGACAGTTACTTCGTTTGATGTTCCAGCAAAAGTCATAGTTCCACCTAAGGCAGTTGCTGTGCTATTAGATCCGTCTGAAATTGTTATCGCTGAATTTGCGAGTTTAGCGTTTGCTATACTTCCAGCTAAATGATCATTAGTAACCTGAGCATCATCTATATGTCTAGTAAGAATACTATTTTGTGCGATTTTAGTGCCATCTATTGCGTTATCCGCTACATTACTGGTTGCTATTGTATTAGCCGCAATTTCTGTAGTTGTTACACTACCTGCTACTATCGAAGCCGTAACGACTGAATTAGTTGCTAATTGATCTGCTCCAACTGCGTCATCTGCTATCATAGATTGTTCTACTGCGTCTGATTGTATTGTTGCAGCTGCAGTTACGTTTCCGCTACCAGTAAATGAAGGCGAAGTCCAAACGACATCTCCCGTCATTCCAATAGTTCTTCCAGTAGCTAATGCTGTTGCTGTATCTGCATTACCTGTAACATCACCGACTACATCACCTGTAAAACCAGCTGAAGTAATTGTACCTAGTGAAGATCCTCCATCTGCAAAAGTGACTGTGCCACTATCAGCATCTAATGTTATACCACCAGCTGAATCAAGAGTAACTGTTGTTCCTGCAAGTTCTGCTGTACCATCTGCTGTAATTTGAATATTACCTGCAGCTGCTGCTGTATCGGTTGTAGCTATATCTAGTGTTCCATTAGTACCTACTGTTATTGTAGCAGTATCGTCAGTAGAACCAGTCATTGTAATAACTTTTCCGTCTACTGCTACATCATCAACTGTTAACGCTGTTAAAGTACCTAAACTTGTTATATTTGACTGAGCCGCTCCTGTTACTGTAGCTGCTGTACCACTTGCATTACCTGTAAGGTTACCAGTAACATTACCTGTAATTGTAGCAGTAACACCAGTAGTTGTTAACATACCTGTTGAAGGATTATAGTTTAGTCCTGTGTCTGTTTCAGCTCCTTGTGGTCCAGTTGCACCATCAACAAATACTGGATAAACAGTTTCATTAGCTGAATTATTTGCAGTTGCTGTAAATGTTCCTGCATTTCCAGTAGTGTCTTGGTTAAGAGTATCAACTGTTAAATCTATTGTTCCGTCGCCGTCTTGATATTGTGCTGTTATACCTGTTTCAGTATTTGAAGTAAACATCGCTCCAACAACGTCTTGAATTTCTTCGTCTGTTTTTCCTAAGTCGGTTCCCCAAGCTATATCAGTTCCGTCTGATTTAAGTACTTGTCCACTTGAACCCGCAGCTAGTAATGAAGGGTCTCCACTTGCATCTCCTACAATAATTTTACCACGAGCAATACCCGCTAATTGAGCAATACCTATTGAATCATTAGCTATTTGATCTGCTGTTATTTGATTATCGTCTATATGTCTAGTAAGAATACTATTTGAAGCAATTTTAGTACCATCTATAGCATTGTCTGAGATGTTTGCTAAGGCAATAGTGTTTGCCGCCAGTTCTCTGCTAGTAATAGCATTTTCAGCTATTTTTACAGCAGTGATCGCGTTATCTGCTATTAAGGTGTTTGTAATAGCATTATCCGATGGGAAAGAGTCCGTTGGTCGTCTACCTATATAAGCCATTATGTTGTCTCCATGTACGATATAAGTGTATCGACAGAACTTGCTGTATCTGATGTCACCTTAAGTATATCTCCTGCCTCTAGTACTACCTTTTGATCTCCACCAACGGCTACTAGAGAGCCTCCTTCAAATATTTCTGCTTCTTTTACCATATAGTAATGAGCTGATGCAGAGCTATCATATAATCTAATACTAACTCTTATAGGGCTAGTACTTGTTAAATTTGCGCAAGTAAGTCCAATTATAGTAGCAGTAGTAGAACTAGGACAAGTGTATACGGAAGCTTCAGAAGTCCCCGTAGCTGCTGCCCCTATTACTTTAAATGCGTTTGCCATTTTATTATCCTAACGCTATAGCCATAGCGATTGCTTCATCTACTGCAGCACCTGCAACATCTACAATGTCATTGTTTGTTTTGCGAAGATATATTTTACCATCAACGGCACTAACTGCTAATTCTCCTACAACTATATCACTAGTAGTTGGAGCATTGGTATTAGTCTCGTTGCGTTTTAATTTAAATACTTGAGCCATTAGCTGTATGTTCCTCCATCAATAGCTTGCATAACCCAGGCACTACCATCAGATACTGGTATATATCCAGCTGATCCTGCGGCAGTTAGTCCTGTTCCACCTTTATTTATTGCTATTGCTGTACCTTCCCATACACCTGTAGCGATTGTTCCAATCGACGTTAGATTAGAAAGAGTGTCTATTGCGTTTTCAATTGTTGCTTCCGTTGTAGCATCTATATTATCAATATTTGTAAGTGTTAATGTACCCGAAGAATCACTAAACGGATAAGAGTCACCAATTTTTAAACCACTTCCTCCACCTACTGTTTCGATGTTTGCCATTAATGTTGATTGAGTACCAGAAAAAGTACTGCTACTATCTGTAGCTGCGTGTAGCATAGCAAATTTACCACTTGAATCGTCCCAACCCATAAAGGCAAGTTTTGCACCACCAGAGTTGTATTTCATTTTAATACCACGATCAAGGTTATCATCTGAACCAGATTCGCCTAATTCAAATACAGGATCTGCTATAGAAACTGTTGTTGAGTTTACGGTTGTAGTAGTACCAGAAACTGTTAAATCTCCTGTAACTGTTAAGTTATCATTGACTGTAGTTTCAGAAGTTGTATGTCCAATAGAAATTGGAACACCTGAGGTTGCTGTACCTATTGCTATACCACCTGTGGTATCTGTAGTATCAATATCAATGTCATCTGTTGCATCAATATCAAAAGTAGTAGCGTTTATATCTACTGCTCCATCTACAGTTAGTGATCCATCTATGTCTGTATTATCTAAGTTGGTTGTTCCATCAATATCAACATCACCCGAAACATCTAAGCTTCCAGCATCTAGTTCACCTGTTAAAGTAATATTTCTAAAACTAGCAATATCTTTGTTTCCGTCTACAACTACAGCTTTACTTGCTACTACTGTACCAGCTGAAGAACCGTCTAATAGATTAAGTTCTGCTGCTGTAGAAGTTACTCCATCTAATATATTTAATTCAGCCGCTGTTGAAGTGACTAAAGTATCGGAACCAGAAGTTCCTATGTATAATGCTGGGGTTCTAACTTCTGAAGTCGATTTATTTGCGTCTACAATTAATACCGAACTTGCTGTTGTAGTACCATGTGCATGATCCATTAAATTGCTAAAGTAATTACCGCCAATTACTGTTACAGCATTTGAATTTGCAGGGTCTCCAATAAATAGCCGTTGTCCCATGTTGCCCTGAGTACCAGCGCCACCTGAAAATGCTAATTCTCCTGCGTTTAACGAACTAGGTGCGGTTGTTCCTGTCGTTCTTTTAATTTTAATTACATTTGTTGCCATTTATCTATCCTAAAATGATCCACCATCTAAGGTGAAGGCTGTGGGAGATGATCCCCCGGCTGAGGCAATGATATGCCACTCATAGCCGCCTGATACTTGTCTATATACTTTTAATTCTTCGTTTGCAGTATCATACCACAAATCGCCCTCTCCTAGATTATCACCAGAAGGGGTTGAGCTTTGTCTAAAAAATTGGTCAGCTAAGTCTGCTAATGCATCTTGTAAGTTTCCACCCGGTAAAGTACCTGTTGCACTATAAGTAACATCAGTTGCTAAACTAGCTGCTAGTGTTAAATCATAAGAAGTATCCACTGTTATAGGGTTATCACTCCTATCTAATGTAACGGTATTTGTTGTAGTATCTACTGTTACATATGTTGGAGTTTCTGTTACTGTTACAGTTATAGCCATTATCTAGTTACCTCAGGAGTTACCGTAATATTTCCTTCCATTAATCTGGTTACAGTTCCTGAGCCACTAGTAATTTCTATGTCGTAAACATATACTCCTTCTTCTATGGAAGCAGTGGTGGTAGCCGTCATAGTTAGAAGTATCTTCCCACCTGAAGCATCATTAACTGTACACGTAAAGGTGCCTGCCACCGTACTCGAATCGTGGGTGGATCGCATTTTAGACGCAACCGAGTAGCCTGATAGACTCATTGCCGAGCCGTTTTCTTTAACCGTTAGTTGTCGGCTGAATGTGGCTCCCTGTTCTAATATAAAGTTGTAAGTTCCTGCTGCCATAATATATAATTCTCCATTTATAACATTATACCAAAAAGTAAGGTAGTTGTCAAGAAATATTTTCTGTAGGGGGTTAGGTATTCCCTAAGGCTTTGGGTATTTGTCTTTTATAGACTTTCTATGTAAATAGAAGTTTGAAGTTTTTGCTGTTTCTCCAAATTTACCCGCAACAATATCTTGGTACAATATATCTAATTGTTCCCCAAAATACCAATAAGCTTGGGCTCTCTTTTTTGCGTAGTCGTCTCCGCCTTTATTAACCGATAATGTTATCATATAAATACTCGTCTGATGCATTAAATTGCATTCCTATTCTTCTATAGGTGGGTTTTGTAAATACTACACCATAGAGTCCAACTTCCGTTGCTTTAACTCTAAGTGTACCGCTTGAATCCATGTCCCCTTTAGCAACGCCATCTATTGAAATAGATGTGCCAGCAGGAACGCCTGTGAAATCTATATAATCTGTACCATTTGCAGACATATAAGATTTGCTTTGTGTTATTGAGAACTCGGTTAAATCACCAAGTGTAAAAGTAATACCATCGCTATCAATAATAGCATATTTTCTATAGGTATCCTGGAAATCTGTGTCGCTTTTAGCAATTTTATAACCAGACCTGTTGTAACTACTCCAATCGGAAGCTACATACTTCAAACCAGGGTGGCTTGCCGCAATCTCAAATGTTGTTGTGTTATATTCAATAACCATTAATTTTCTCCGTCATATATTAATTCATATTTTTTTGTTGCATATTTTTCTAATTCTGTGACCGCTACATCAGTATTGGTAAAATTTTTCTTATCAATCCAAAATCTAGCAATGTTTGGGTTGTTGTCCATTGGTTGTAGTACTACTCCTACTTTGTTGGGTTTTAAATTATCAGGTATAGTTTCATCTAACTGCCATGAACATTTAAATTCTAAACAAAGACTTTGTTGCTTTGTCCCGTATATGTTGCAACCAGGTTTAGCACAATGTTTACACCAATCTCCTGTTGGAGTAAAATAACCGTTCGGTTCAAACTCGTCTTCAGTAGGGGCAAATACGGTAGGTATTAATCTACAGCATTCACTACAATCTCCACAAGCTCTCATCTCAACTCCAAATCACAAAGAGCAACATATATACTCCGTTGACTTGTATCAGTACCAGGCCAATCACCTGCACTTAGACCCGTCATATTGTAATGAGCTTCTGTACCCGATGCATAAACTGCTCTAGCTTCTGCTTGAATATTTATTTGAATTCTTCCCTGCGTTGTATCATAGTATGGAAAATGTCTATAACGAAAACCTTGAGAAGTTCTATATTCACCAATAGAAGTTGTATAATACGTAAATCCTACTGCATTTTGTGTATTATGATCCCCTCTAACTGAAGTTTGAATAAGAACCAGCGGGCATCTATCTGTAGATCCATCAGAAAATAGACTTCTATTATAATAGTGGTATACAAATAATACTCTATCAGTCGCTCCAAAAGTAACATTATAAGTTGCGTGATCTTTAACTACAAGAGTTTTGCCTTCTTGCGAATCAATGCCTATTGTTGTATCTGCAATATCACTTCTAAATGCAAAATTATTATGAGTAGTTCCAGTAACATCTTGTCCTGGTTTTGATACCCATAAACCCCATTTACTAAGTCCGGCATGCTTTCCTAATAATACTCTATTTGCCATTATACAGCCTCCGAATAAACAAGAACCTGTATAGATATATCATTACCTGTGCCACCCTCCCAATAAGGAGTTATACTAATTGTTCCAGTATTGCTACTATTAGTTATTCCAATTGTATAAGTAGGTACAACAAAAGTATTTGAATAATCAATGGTACCACCATGTAATCCTATTTCTGCTGTTGCTCTTGCTACACCTGTTGTTTGAGAAACACATCTTACATCAACCCATGAGTCTGTAGCGCTGGCAGTTGTACTAGCAAAACTTTGAGCAAAACACTTATTACCAAAAGAATTAAAAGTTTGATTAACAGCAGTATTATGGTACGAATCCGTAAAGTTAAATTCTTTCCAAAAAAGTACTTGAATAGAAGAAGTTTGAGTAGCAGTACTAGAATCAAATATAAAATGATCATTATCACTACCTGTTACATCAACACCACCCTTAGATACGTATAAACCATATCCAAAAGTTGCGTGATCTCCTAATAGTACCCTGTTTGCCATAATTTTTCCTTATTGATTAGTTTTTATTCTATATACAATTACTTTATAAGACTTTCCATGAATGCTTGATGGATAAGTCAAAGCATAATTACTATGATGAGAAGTAGTGTAATTCATAGTATCACCGCTAGAAGCAGAATTATCTGCTGCACCAAAAATAGTTACACTAGAAGTAGTAACTCTTGCTCTAAATTCAGAGTATCTAATTTGGGCAAAACCTTTTCCACCGCCGGGTCCGCCGGGCATTCCACCAGGATTCCCACCCATAGCACCGCCACCGTTATGAACAAGTATATTATCTGCAAAATAATTCTGAAATTTGTCTATTTCTATATTAAATACGTGACTAGTCCCAGTTACTGTTTCTATTGTTTTAACTTTCTCATTAAGTAATTGATCTCCAATTTTTAATTTTCTCATCTGTGGTATAGGATATTCAGCACCCCAAACCATACAATCTCTATAATATTCATCTGGACTTACACAACTCCAACCTTTACCTACAACCCAAAAAGGGTGACCAGAAGTTAGTCTTAAACCATTAACTTTAACAAAACTGTGTACTTCATGTAAACTTTGGTTTGATATATAACTTTCTACTTCTTGCCCTTCATTAGTGTCATAACTAATAACTGCATCTCCGATTTGTAAATTCTGTATTTCTTGTTCTCCCTCTGGAGTTCTAACTAAAGTATCAGGTAAAAGACAACCACTGCCACCACTTACTCTACCCCACCATGAAGGAATACTTTTAACAGTAGTTCCACTAAATTCTGTTATTTGTATATATGGAATATAAGCTAATCCAGTTATTGTTCCTGTCTGCGTCGGAGTACCAGAACCAGGAATTGTTAGAGTCATAATTTGATGTATTTGACCACTACCATAAGGCGTATTGGTGTTAAAAATTAAATTATTTCCCGTAGCAGATTTAACATCTTGACCACTCTTAGATACAAAAAGCCCATATCCTTCGGTGTTATGTTTTCCTAATAATACTCTGTTTGCCATGATTAACTATCCGCTATTAAAATATAAGGTTGAGACGTTGTTGCTACTAATTCGATTCTTGCTCCACTACTATTTCCTAGTTTTAAAGCTCCTGCAGTAATAGTAGTAGCCCAACCATTTATAAGTTGGTTTGCAGGGGAATAGTTACTGACATTTCCTAAACCTACATTTGATGCTGTTGTTCCTGATCGTATAGTTGAAGTAGAATCATTGTCTACATTTCCTAAACCAATATCAGTTGCAGTTAAAGATATTCTATTTGCATTAATAGAAACACTTCCAGCATTTACATCTGCGGCTGCATTACCAGAAGTTACTGGAGTGAAATTAATTTCATTAGCTGTAATTGAGTTACCAGTTATCTGACTTGCAGTAATACAATTAGCTGCTAAATTAGCGGTACTAACTGTGTTTGCTGCTATTTGACTTGCAGTAATACTCGATGCTGTAATTTTTCCACCATCAATAGTAGTAGTTCCTGCATTTACTACAGTAGCTGGATTATAGGTTGCTGAACCATCTGTTAAGTTATTACTTGAGAAAGTTACAAGACCACTAAATCCTATACCCTGAACAGAAGCTGAAAATGTTAAGTTGCTAGAAGCAGATGTTGCACTACCACCACCCGCAGTATCTTCTACAGCTGTAAAATATGAATACCAGTATTTGTTTGCGTTGCCTGCGGCAAAAGTTGGTGGAGTTAGTGACCACCCACTTGTTAAACCATTAAAAGAGTTATTAGAAAAAGCATAAGAAGTTGCAGAAGGCGTATTTGGTTGACTAGCCGCACTTGCTTGATGATATACAAAATGATTTACTCTTGCTTTACCTGAACTACCTGGACTACCTGGACTACCATCATCACCTGAGTCAGTTCTAAGAATTGTTACAGATGAAGTATATGTATTATTTGCTCCTGAATCTCTTTCAGCTGTTGTAGATGTTACAGTAGCGGTTATTTGAACATTTGTATTACTACCCATATTCGCTTTACTTAAAACACGAGTATCCCCCGAACCTGTTAAAGTCACACTAGGACTAGTAGTAAAAACAACTGCCGCTGATAAATTATGTCTTCGAGCAGTAAAAGTTATATCATTAGGGCTTGATATATTTCCATCAGTATCAGACTTAAAGTTGTGTGAGTCAGCTTGAAGTATTACCTCAAATAAGCTACTAGGTATAACTGTGGTAGCGTTCGCAGAACCATGAAAAGCACTATATAATACTTTTTGTTTGCCTCTTCTAAAAATACTTTTTTTATGTCTTATCCAATAGTATCTAGTAGCACCATCTAAACCTACATTATGTTGGAAAGTTGTTGCTGTACCTTTTACAGTTGCTAAAAGATTACCATATTGACTATTTGAAGTATTAAACCAAATTTCTGATTCACTACTTGCTTTTGTTCCACTAGCGTTTGTCCAACTTAAGTTAATAGAACCAACAGCTCCAGCACTTGCTGCCAAGTTACTCGGAGTTCCTGGTACTGCTTCAATTGGTGCTCTAAAGTCATCATTAAGTACACTAGGTAATCTTGGAGGTTGTATAGTATAAAAACTATCATCATATTCGTCTGCTGAAACAGTTACATTACAGTTTTCTTGAAAGTTTAAGTTTTTAATTCTAAATAGTTTACCTGACCAACCAAACTTAGTGTGTGATATTTTAATTGTATCACCCGCTTTAAGTAATAAACCTTTTGGACCCATTGTAAAGTTTATAGACATACCAAACCGAGACTTTCTTAAAAAGTTCTCTACATTTATACGAGCATTAAAATAGTTAATTACAGAAGGTTGTGATAAACTACCTTGTTTAACTATCATTTTGTCTGCTTTAAGCATATTTGAATCGTAGAAACTAACTGATTTACCCTTCCACTGAGATGCTGGCATTTCTATTTGAGAGTTTACAGTATTATACGCTTTTGATACACCTGCATCTTTTACAGATATATTACCTATAATATCAGATTCTGTAATATATCTAACATTTAACTCTGATCCTTTTGTATATCCTGTGTCTCCAGAATTTGCTATATCTGAAGCTATTGTATCTGTTGTTGTAGCTATATTTATTACATACTTGCCAGATTCAAAAGTTAACATAGCGTTCATTTGTTGTAAGAAACCAGAAACGGTATCTAAGACAGATGAAGAAGTATCTACTGTTCCACAAGTCTGGTGTCTAGTAACCCATCTTTGATGATGTTTTTCCCACCCTAAGTATCTCCAATATTTTACAAATGACATATCATATAAACTAAACACAACTGGATTCATATAAGAAACAGCATTACTTGCTGCTGTATTAGTTAAACTAATAGTTAATGATGTGCTACTTATTGTAGTAGACTTACTATTTGTGCTTCCTGATTGAGATATTTTATAAATAGGAAAGCTTGTTAAGTATGCCATACCATTTGTTGTTCCAGAGGTATGTGTAGGTTTAGTGCTTTTTGCTCCAGCACTTGTTACTCTATAATATCCCTTACTTGTATATATAATATCACCCACTTCATATGAGTGGCTATTTTTCATAAATTCTTTTGTAAAACTACCGAAACATTCTTCCATAACAACTTCGGTGGCACTACTAGTGGACGCTCGGACTCGACCCATAGTTAATATGTTTCCGCTAGTAGTGCCGTCTGAGGTCAGAACATATCTGTCTCCCGCAGTAGCTGATGCTGATGCTATATTTAGAGTTTGAGTTCCACGACTATCACAAACTCTTGCTGCATGTAACCAATCTGATTTCGATAAATCATTATTAGCATCTAATCCTTTTCCGTAAACTTTAGAAGTCATATAATCCATTAACTGCATAGTAGGGTTAATGGTTACTCTTAAATCTGGTCTTGAGAATATTTTATATTTATAAGTTACTCCTGATCTTTCAGCTGGTGCATCTCCTGCGTCCCATGGAGTAGTTATTGATGCTACTCTAGTTGAGCCTATATAATCTTCTATCATACGAACTTGTCTTGTTATTTCTCCACCACTATCAGTTGCAGTTAGTTCTATTTCTAAACCATTATAAACATCATTAGTACTAGAAGCTGTGTCAGGTAATTTTACCTGATTTCTAGTAATTACTTCTACAGTTTGGGTTGTACTAACATTCGCTGAAGTTGTTCCTGTTTCACCTGTTAATAGTATCGGATTTCCAGTTCCGTTAGGTTGTGTAATTTTTACAGGAATTTGATCATAAATACTTAAGTCTAAATTTTCTAATTGACCATCTGTATAACCCATATTCATGATGTCATCTAATCCAAAAAATTGTGGTCCAGTAGTTGTCCATAATTCTGTACCAACTGTTCCTCCTATTGTATATACAGGAGGTGCAGAACTAGAAGTAGTTACTGATGTAGTTGTTACTTTTAAACAAGTACTAATAGTTCCTTCATCAAATACGTGATCTGCAGTATTCATATGCCATGTCTGGTTGGACGCATTCTTCATATAGAAGTTTTTAATTGCAGGTATACCATCAGTATAATTTAAGTCTGGTGCATCGCTGAAGCGGAATCTATATTCTTCTACACCATCTGGACCAATCATTGCCCATTTATCTATAATAAACACATCTGCATTTAAAACACCATCTCCTGTAGTATTATAGAGTGTAACACTATCTCCAACGCTAAAATGAGCGTGTGATTCTGAACCACTACTATAGCTTCCATTTGGAACATGCTGATAGCTATAATCATAATTAGCACATTTTACTAATTTTCCTCTAACTACATACTCTAGTTCTGGCACGGTAGTAGCATCTTGAGCTATTTCGATATCATTTAATACATATGCTGTATCCAATAATCTATGGTTTGGACTCCAGTATATTTCTTTATCATCATCAAAATAGTCTGCTTGTCTTTTAAATTTTGGAGAGTTAGCTATAGATACCATAGTACTATCAGCTTCTTGATCTGATTTACCACTATGAACTGTCATAAGAAGATTATTAGGTGTTGTAAATTTTGCTGTTTCTCTGTCAATAAGACCTTGAGCATCAGAAACAGTTGTAGCACCTACTAAAGAAGTATTAGTAGTATTATAATGATTTATACCTCTTACAGTTACCTTCTGAAACCCTTGTCCATATTGTCCATCAGTTCCATAAGATATACCTAATTGTTCAATAGAATCTCCATGGTCTGTCCAATCTTGAGTAGTAGAACCAGTAACTCCAACACCCGACATTTGAGCTCCACCAAGTGTTTGTCCTAAATCTGCTCTACCTCTACAAACTACACTTGCTTCATCTTTTAAAGTACCACTAGTAACATCTCTATCATCAGAGTCTTCTTTATTAAAACATATAGAAGGAACTCCATCTATATAAACATCATATATTCCACCAATTTCTCCTTCACAAAGCATATCCATAACAAATACATTATTTGAATCATTACTTTTAGTATCTACAAATACAGGTCTGCCTTTTACTTTATCTATTCCATAAACTACAGGTATATATTTAGAACTCAATGAAAAGTTTAAATCTACATCTCTATCGGTTATTTCCGTTTCTGTGTAAGTTTTAACTTTAGTAGATAAACCAAAGAATTTTTTCTTTACTTTTAACTTTTCTACTTGTTCAGAGTGTTTATATGTTGCTAAAATATTAATAGTATCTTCGGCATGAGCAAATCCCATATCTGTCGCATATACTTCTCTTTTTGCTACATCTGGTTGAGGAAAGCCATTATTATTTAATGCTCTATGTACTGCATCATTTGATAATCTTCCGTTTACTTGTACAAAATCTCCCCAATGACTTGTAAGATACCATTTTACTTTTAAATTTCTTGTAGGATCATCTACTATATCTGTTTTAGAAATAAGACCTCTAAATATAATATAAGGTGCTCCTATTATTGAATTATCTGTTGGATCTAAAAATACTTTATAAACAGATACTTCTCTGTTATGATATGACTTAAGGTTATCCTGATTATCCATCTCAACCAAAGGCCCTTTCATTTCATCAGTATCAAGTTTAAGAGTTATAGAAGTACCAGAACTTTGATCTGTAATAGTACTGTTTTCCATAATATTAGCATCAGCAGTTGTTGGTTTTAAAACTTTACTTACTGTCATAACAGTACCGTTTGTTTTAATTCCTGTAATTACACAAGTTTTTCCAGAATTAGTACCACCAGTTATTAATACTTTATCTCCTTCTCTAAAACCTTCTTCGATTAAATTTACTACATTAGGTACAGTAATAGTACTACCACTATTTGCCATAGTAATATCGCTACGAGTTATGGAATTAAATAAAGTTTCTGCAGTTACAGTAAGAGTTAAACTTGTCGCCTTTGGATCGGTACTTTCACTAAATCCACCCGCACCTGACATACTATTAGCATAATATATTTGGGCTCCATTACTATTACCATTTATATCCGTAGTACCATCATCAAATGAAATATTAAAAGCTGCGTCTGTTAAATACCCATATCTAGCCGCATCTGTATTTACGATAGTAGATACACTAGGTATTTTACGAGGTCTTTCAAATTTTATTAAATGTGCATAAGCAAACGGCTGATTGTTTATAAGCCGTTTTTTTGTTGCTACATTTAAAGCTCTTTCACCCATTATGCCTGCGCTTCCTCTAAGTTAAGTGAAAAAGCAAAAAGATTATTAGTACCTAAACTATACTCTTGTACGTCGCTTTTCATTATTACTCTAAATAATGGTTGGTAATAATCTATACCACTACCACTACTTACAGCTCTTTGTAAGGGTGGAGAAAAATAAACTAATCTTTGTGCTGTTGTAGGTTGTGAGTGTAAACCACTATGATAATCTCCATTATTCATAACTCTCGTTACCCTGTATGCTTTAGTATGTAAACTATCGTCACTATCTGTAATAGTAAACATATCACCCGGTTTTGGTGTAGTTGCTTGAGTAGTAGAATGACCAGCTTGTAGCATAAACTCTGCTCCCTGGTTTAAAGCACTTGCTGCAGTGGGTGTATTACTAGCGGTATGGGTTGCAAAAGAAGATACTCTACCTTTGTATTGATTTGGTAGCTGTACATAAAAAGGATTTAATCTTCCTTTCATAAGAAGAAAGTTAAATATAGGCTCAAATTGATCTCTAGTCATAGGGTTATAACTTATTGCTATATCCCACTTTTGTCCAGCTTTTCGTCTAGTAATGACCCTACCACTATTAGTTCTACTAACTTGCGTGGGAGCGTTAGAGGTAAATTTAATTGAAGCAAATCCGGGACCAGCAACTCCTCCACTATTTGTAGCTAAAGCTTGTCCTGCATCACCGATTGGATTATTCGGATCAGGTAATATATCTAAAAAACTAGTAAATGTTGCCATTAGTAATCAATTCCTCCTGCACTTTTAGGTGAGCCACCTATTAAATGATCAGTTTCTACCGACTCTAGGAACTCTTGTCCATAATCGTTTGCTGCAGATCTAATCATACTTATTATATTTCCTTGTTGGGCTTGTAGCACTTCTTCTACACCTTGTGAATCTATTGCATTAATAGTAAAGTGTGCTGCTACTTGTTTTCCACCCATAGCATCGTTTGGTACAACTTGCATAGAATCGAGTGGTCTAATCATTTCTGGTCCGCGTTCTCCTACAAGTACGTTTCCTCCATCTGCATAACCTTTGCGTAATCCTGCAGCACCTCCTTGTGCTTGGAAGTTATTTGCATTTGTTCCAATACCACGCTGTCCCATTAAGTATGACATTTCACCAGCACCTGCTGATTTTGATACATCAACTCTATTTGATCTTTTTCCTACTGTTATTGAAGGAGGTGTTGGAGTACTGGCATCTCCTGACGCACCTTGATATTGTTGTTTTCTTATTATAGCTACTTGAGCTAAACCCATAGCACCTATAAGCATTGCAGGAATAGATGCAAAGAATCCCATTCTTTTACCCTCTTCTCCAAGAACTCCAGCTACTGCTGCTGCTGTACTTGCAATTGCTCCTGCTATTTGCATCTTTTTAGTTCTTTCAAAATTCTTTCTTGCTATAGCATCTTTTTTACTTTCAAGTGCTTTTATTTTATTTACACTCTCTGCTGATTTACCGTCTCTTTTCTTTTCTGCCTCTATTTGTTGATCAATAGCTGCTATAGCTTGTTTTCCGCTAGCTGCCATTATAGAGCTTATAGATTGTATAGCTGCTGCAGCTGCAGCGAATCTATCTGCGGCTGTATTAGAAGAATTAGCCATTATTTCAAAAGCACTAGCCATTTGAATTCCACCCTCAAATACAGCACCTGCAAGTTCTCCTTCTGGACCAAGCTCTCTTAAACTTTTTAACATAGGTTGAACTGCTTCATTCATTGCAGATACTCTAGTTTGGAATACAGCACTTTGTTCTTCACTAATACCACCAATAGCCTCTAGTCCTTGTTCTCTAAGGGCATCAAATTGGGCTAAATCTTCACTATTAGTACCACTATCTAGCATCTCTAATCTTGCTTCGTCAAAAGCTTTATTTAAGTTTTTAGCTGCTGTAACTTTATCATCAATAATTGCTTGTATTATAGAAGCATTTTGATCTCCTTTAAACATAGCATCTCTAACAGTATTTAAATCCTCACCAGCCGCTCCTGTCATATTACCTACACCACCACCAAAATCTAAACCTGCATATGACTTATCTGTTTCCATTTGTCTTATTTTTTCTTGGCTTATAGATTTTTCTATATTAAAAGTTTTCTTTAAATCATTAAGAATACCCTGTCTTGTTTCTAATGCAGTTCCGTCTGCTGTCATTTTAGCATCTAATATAGCCATTTCTATGTTAAATTTGGCTTCAGTAAGTTTTAAATCTTGTTTTGCAGTTTTAATTTTTATCTCGGCTGCTCTTTGTTCTATTTCAAACTGTTGTCTAGCGTTTAAAGCACCACCCTGCCCTTTTGAAATATTTAGTAGTCTCTGTTGTATTTTAAACATTTTTTCTTCAGTTTGAGCACGCTCTTCTGCTAACTTATTTTCGAGACCTTTGTCTTTTAATTTAGCTTTTTGTAATAAGGCTAATTTATGTGCATCTGTAATTTCTTTAGCCATAATTACCGACCGTTTTTCTTCCATCTGTAGTAAAGTAGCTAAATTTTGCTTATCTTCAGCAGTTAATTCCTTTGCGTCTGATCTCGCCTTGTATTCGTCTGACAAGAATCCCATTCTTGCTTTTTGAGCTGTTATCTCATCATCTATCGCAGTCTTTTCTATCTTGTAGCTTTCATTAGTAAGATCTATTCTTTTCTTCATACCTACTATGGTATCATCACCTGCAAGTTTAAGAGATTTTTTTAATCTTTCATTTGTAGCTATTAAAGTTTTATTCTTTATTTCAGCTTCTGCCATTCTAGCGGTTAATTCTGTAAAACTCAAAATATTATCTTGTATGGTGCTATTCATATTCTTTGCAGCCATGTCCATAATACCCTGTTGTTTATTAAATTCATCTGTGCCTACTGCATATTTTTTTATCTCTCTGCTGGCATCTTCAAACGATTTCTTATGTCCTTCAAAGAAATCGTCCACCCCTAAACCTTCTACAAGTTTTTTAGTATTTTCACTTAAACCCATATATTGTTCAGCTACTGCCGTAATACCTTTCTTTTCATCTAACTCTGTTACTGCTTTATTAATATCATTAAACACATCAGCAATAGAAGCAGATGAACCTCTCATTCTACCTGCAGCCATAAATTTATCTATTTTTATACCTTCATTTTGAGTTATCTGACCCAAAGCACCAACAGCATCAGCCATTGCCATAGTTTCTGAAGTACCTACTTTCATTATTTTTGCTAGTATTTGAGAATTTGTCATCAGACTCAGTGAGCCCTTCTCTAGTTTTTCTTGTTTTTCTATTTGGTCTACAAAGCTTTGAGTTAAAGCTCCAAAAACACTTCCTTCTTCCTTTATAGCAGCTACAAAATCATTTACTCCACCGGCACCTGTACCTAAAGCATCTGATAGCTCTTCCGAAGCTTCTCCCGTGCCCATTAATATTTCTTCTATACCCCTAAGACCTGTCATTGCTGAGCTATCAAAGTTAAGACCTACTACTGAGTCGAGTCTTTTTGCTCTCTGTGCGGCAAGTTGCTCTTGATATTCTCTTGCAATTTTTAGAGCTTGATTAGTGTCCTTTTCCATGGCGTCAACGTTTATATAGTCTACATTACCTTCTTCAGCACCAGATAAAGTATTCATTGCACCTGCTAGCGTTTGCCTCATTCCTAAAGTCACACTCATAAATTCAGCTACTTTTGTCTGTATAGCTGCAAAAAATCTCATTAATTGATCTAATAAATTCTTAAAAGCTCTTGTTATAAAACCTACGAAATCTCGTCCTTTTTCTTTAATGGCTTCAAATAAACCTGCCATAATACCTAATTTTTCATTTACTTTTTCTTGTGCGGCTACTTGTAATTCATATGCAGATACTAACTCTCTTACTGATGTTCCAGATATTGTAATCTGCTCAGATTGAGTCTTTCCCGCCATATTAGCTTCTCTTGTAGAAGTAGCAACATTTTTTATTGCAGAATTAGTAGCCTGCATAGATTTTGCTAATTTACTAGATTCCGGTATTAATCCACCTACAAACTTAAATAATTTTTTCAGAGCAACTAAAACTAAATCAATAGCAAACAAAAACTGACCAATAACAGGTATAGCGGTAAATATTCCTTTTACTGCAACTTTTGCAGATAAACCAAAACTAGTGAAACCAACCTTTGCTCTTTTCAATGGTTTAATTATGCCTTGTATTCTTCTTCCAAGAAATGTAGTTGCTGTAGCAGTAGTTCTTTTATTTTTTGCAATTCTATTCATTCTTTTAGAATATTTTTTACCTTCGGCTCTAGCATCAGCCATTGCTTTTTTGTAGTTTTCAAATCCACCACCGCCCGGCTCATCAAGACCACTAAGTATACTTGCTCCTTTTGTTTCAAAATCAGCTCCAGCTCTACCACCAAGTCTTGCTTCTAAAGATTGCGAACCTAATTGTTTTCTTTTTGCCAAAAGATTGTCTAACTGTTGGCTTTCTTCTTTAGCAGCTTTAACCCTTGCTTGAATAAATCCTTTTTGACTATTTTGATTTTTCTTTATATATTCATGTAAATCTCTTTGTGCAGCTTTAATTTCGTCAACAGATACTTTTTCTCTTTTCATTTTTTCTATGACTCTGTCGTAGTTTTTAAAGCCTGTACCTAGCGTTCTTGTTTTTTCTACAATCGCTTTTTGGGCTCGTTCGTTAGCTCTTACTTCTGCTTCTGCAGTTTGTTGTATTTTCATACCTAATTCAGCCATTTTACCGCCCATAGTACTAAGAGCTGGTAGTGCAGCTTTTATAACGCCTTTAGTAATTATAGCAAAAAACCCAGCTAATAGTAGCTGATTATTTGCCAATAAATCAACAAAAGGCCCAAGCACGCTGTTGACAAGATTCATGAATTTTTTAGATAAATCTGTTAAAGAAGCTGCTAATCTATCGTATGGGTTAGGGTCAACAGCATCTGCAATTTCAGAAAACTTTTCACTACCTTGAGTTATAATTTCATTTGTAAATGCTTGTCCTTTTTGAAATCTTGTTAATTCACTCGCTGTTTTACCAATAGAGGCAGCATATTTTTCAGCTGCATCATCTAGTCTTACAAAGATACCTAATTCATCAAGAATCTCAGGCTCTAGTTTTGCAGCACCACGAACTAATCTATCTTGTGCATCTCCGACATCTCTGCCTAGTGCTAAAGCTGCTCCTTTAGCTACTTTGGTAAGTCCTAATAATTGTGCGTCACTGAAATTAGCACTAGCACCTGTAGCGGCTGTTCTGAGTGCTTGGTCTAAAGATAATGCTCCGTCAGCAGCCTCTCTTATTCTTTGTGCTAATGCACCAAGGTTTCTACCGGAGGCTTCCCCTACGGCTTCTAGACCTTGTACTAATTGGGCTGTTTGAGCTGCTGATCGTAAAGCAGTAAATGCTGCGGTTGCAGCAAAGACGTTTGCGGCTAATGTTGCGTAAGCACCAACAAGACCTGAGGAACCTTTCCCCATTCCTTGTTGCATTTTTGAAAATTGTTTGGTAGAGTTGGAGGTCATTCCCGCCATGCCGTGAAGCTGACGTCTAGCGCCTCCCGTTTTATGTCCTAAGTTTTCCGTGGATTTTGCAGTCTTATCTACAGCTTTAGTAGTTTTCTTAGCTGCCGCCTCAGCCTTCATAAGCTTCATAGCATCTACATCTATAGTTAGTACAATTTGATTTTCATTAGCCATTTATTTTTTCTTTATTTTATCATATGCCGCTTTTATTTGATCTTGCGACTCTTTTCGAGTTATTCTTTCCATTTCAAGACATAATTCGAGTATATATTCTTTGTTATACTCAGGTACTTTATGAAAGTTATAAAGTAACTCTAAGTTTGTAAAATCTTTTCCTACAAAACCTACATCAGGGTACATTCTATCTCCTAATGCGTTAAATATATTTATAGCAGTATGAACCATGTCTGGAAAATCCTCTACGTCAGGAGGACATCTATCCCAATCTATTTCTTCGCCAGTTTGCTCTACCATTCGCAAATACTGGTCTTTATTCATACCTATTTTTTCATGGTTTAGCCACAGTTTTAATTTTTGGCTTACTTGTTCGCGGTTTTGCAGTACGAAAATTCTCGAGGTCAAAGACTACCTCGTTGAGCCAATTATCAAACTCACTTGAGTTTTCTACAAGATGTTGAGCATTTTCTGCAGAGTAAGGTAATTCTGCTGTAGGGTCTGCTTGTTTTAAATCAACTAGTACTAAATCTTCCAAGTAAGCTAGTTGTAATCCTTTCCAGCCTTTAACTGTAGCATTTGTAAACTCTACAATAAACTTTTCCTCATCTAATGATTCCTCAAAGCCCCGAGTTTTTCTGTTAAATTTGTTTTGTGTGCATCTTTTTCGTAATGCGACGAGTTCTTTTCGGGAGAGATTTGCTAGTTCGACTTCAAATCCATCAAGACCAGGAAACTCCACCCAAACGGTCTTAGTGTCGACCAACAGGGATTTTAATTCCATTATATTCTCCTATGAATATTGTGTGATTCTAGATTCTAATGCGGTATTGTCTAAAGACCGAAAATCATAACTTTGACTGTAAGCTTCGCCCATTTGTAATCTTGCTGTATACATAATAGGATTTAAGTTTACCTGAAAAAATGGAGTTCCACTAGTTGGAGTTCCCATTTTAAAGCCTTTTATAGTTAAGTTACTACTAGTGCTAAAATCATCAAATTGTGTGACATTATTGTCAGTTTGGTATTGACGTATTTCTCCCGATGCAATACGTTTACCTAAAGTAAATGTTGTTGGAAATATAGCATTACTAGAGTCTGTTACTTCAAGACTATCGTTAAGAGTTTCGTAAGGTGTCCATGCTATCTCATTTTGAATTTGTAAATTACAGCTTATAATACTGCTCATATTTAAACTATCAATTGTGAGATATGGATATACTATGAGAGGTGTTCTCGTGGCAGACTCAGATTGAGCACTACCTGGGATTGAATATGATTCATTTCCTACTCTCGTTAGTTTTTTTCCTTGTCCTTCACATCTTATTTGAAATTGATTCGTTGGTACAAAATCAAATGTAGCTCCTGTAATAACAGCACTTTCTAATTTAAAAGTACTACTTCCAGTTTGTATGTAGATATCGAACGTTCTTAGATTCTGAGTAGTAATTCCTGCATCTACTTCTGTTTCAACTATCGTTGCTAAATCTACTATAAGGGACTCGTCTTTTTCAACTGTTAAAGGAACATCAAAACTAAACGAAGCAGGGTTTGCTTTTGTTACGCTTGTGCCTTCAAACATTTTTGATTGATCGTGCAGAGTCTTTACTGAGTACGCATCTTCCGCAAATGTTTGGTCTAAGGATATGGCGGAAGTAGTATAGATTCTATACTTATTTCCGCCATAAACTATGTATAGCTTACTCTCGCGAAGAAAACTATAAGACATTTAAATTACCTAGGCAGTTTCTGCTCTATGCGTAGTACCATACTTGTTGGCTTCACTATGCGAGGTAGAACCTAGATATTTGACTTTCATTTCATCTCCAGTTAGGAGGTCTGTTCCGTGAGCTGCGAACTCTACAGAAGCTGAAATTAAGTCACCGACTTCAATAACTGGTACAGTTAAGTGAGCTTTTGGCATGTTGAATTCAACACCAGGTGCTGTAAAGTCACCTGAATCCATTGCGTCACCATCTGAACCAACGGCTCCTGCTACACCCATGTATAAGCGCATATCAAATGCGTTAGTCACGAGGTCAGTCGCTGCTGCTAAATCGGTTAATAATTGGTTTGAACCATTAGATTTTGTATCAAGATACATGGTTAGTGAACCACTAATAGTTCTGGCACCTGTAAAGGAGCCGATTGGTTTGTCTACAACACCAATAGTTTCTGGAGTTACATAAGTAACATTATTCTCTATACTAATAGAGCCGCCAGTTATATTAATATCGTATGTACGATCGTCCAAGCCACCTGAGCTTGCACCACCGCCTTGTGCGTCTGCATCAAGGTATAAACTAGAAAGTTTGTTTCTCAAGTAATCTGCATCACTCGGACCAGTAGTATCGGCATAGTTATAACCTTCTACATAAGTATCGGTTGTGCCACTAGAATGTGTTAAACTAGCGCCATCAGCATCATATGCTTCGATAACGTATTTAGAAGGATCATCATATGCTTCTGTTACTTGGTCAATAGTAGTTGCACTACCAGACCATGTAATCTGTGCGATCCCATCAATAGAAAAATCTACTTCTGCAGAATTTATTTGAGCAGCATTAAGTCTATATGTTGTATTCTCAAGTGCAAAAAATATGTTCAATTTCATGAGTTCGTGGTTATCTGATTCCAAGAAATCAACTAGAGCACCATTAGTAGCACTAGTACTGGTTGCTATTGCAGCGCCTGAGGCGTCTGATAGACCTGTACCAGCTAATGCTGACCATAGTATGTTTTCACACATATCATATGTTCCATTTGCTCTGAAACTTGCTGAACCATGAACAAAAGGTCTTACATAAGTTGCAAAAGACCATTCTGCTGGTGGTAGCGAATCGTTGAATCGTTTCGATCCACGATTGGGTGCTGCACCCGCTTCATTAATAGTTACATCTGTAGATTCACTTCCTTGAGAGAAGCTGTATCCATCTAATACACCTATTCTAAAACAGTTTGCGCTTGTACCATTTCCTACAAAACGTCCCGATCCTGCTCTTGCTCCATCAGCTGTTGTTGTTCCTGTAACAGTTTTAACAGTAACAATAAGTCCACTAGCTGAACCGTTATTAGTTCCTGCATAGTTTTCTACTGCTGTTTCTGTAGCTGTTTCATCTGCAACAAAACCATTTCCTCTGTAGTTATTTGGAATTGCTATAGTTTCAACGGCACCTGAGCCTGAGATAGAGAGAACGATACATTTTGCATTGTCTCCTGAAGCGGAGGTAGTACCTAAAGTAACGATATCACCCACAGCATACCCAGTACCTTTAGTACTAACATATGCAGTAAGAATACCACCACCTGCGGTAGGGACTCCATTCGCGGAGCTTACAAATACTTTCGTATTCCGTGAAAGATTTAAAGCCATTGCTTTTCTCCTATTTCTTCTTTGAAAGTACTAAGCAAGATATTTATCTGCCTGTAATTTCACTTTTTTAATACCTAACTTGTAAAGCTATTTCACCTAATGCTAGTGGGGCTAACACACCCTCATCAGTTGCAATAGTTAGTATAGTTGAGGAAGTTGTTTTGAGGTTCGGACTGACTGTATCGTCATATGTCAAAACGTCATTATTATCAATAACTCTCTCAATATCTTCTAATAAAAGAGCTAATTCTTCTTGTGAGTCGGTTTCATCAGAAACATATATTCTTATTTCTAAACTTAAAAACCGCCATTTAAAGCCATCGGGTTGATACTCTCGTGTTTCATCACCCGCTACCACACATATTGATGGAAATTGGGTTATTTGATCTATAAATAATGTATGCCCGTGTACATTATTTGAAACATTAGAGTTGTAAGGAGATTGACCATTTAGCCTTAATTTGATCTCATTTACAAAGGCATCAACTACTTTATTTCGTTGTGTTCTATACTCAGATGCCATTATACTCTCCTAACTGTTAGTTTTTGTTCAATTCTTCCCTGAGCCAAGTTTCTTATACTTTTGGCTATTAGCGGCTTAGGGTTGTAAGCTAATGGCCATCTTCTTTGTCCTGCATTCTCAAATGTTGCATAAGGATTTAATAAATAAGTGTATTTTGCCACCACACTATTTTGTCCTTCTGTTAACTCTAGTAGTTGTACTGAGTTTGAAAATCTACCTGATTTATTCATAAGAGCAGGTCTTCCCATATTTCTTCTAACTTCTGCTCCTAATCTACTATTTATATATTTCTTTATTTTAATTAGTTCAGCGTTTCCTGCTGTTCCTTTTTCGCCTTTCTTTTGTCTAGCTTGTTCCGCTTTTGCTACAGATACTTTCTGAGCAAGTGTCAACTTTTTAGTTGAGGGTTTTTTACCAGATCTAGGTTTTTTAAGTGTTGCTTTCCTAGGTTTAGCTTTAATTTTTGGTATTGCACCCCTTACACTAACTTTCTTAATATTTTTCTTTTTCTTAGCGTCTTTTACAACAGTTCTAATAAAATCTCTTTTAGCTGCTTCCTCTACTTGTTTCTTAAAAGGTTTACTGGCTTTAAGAGCTGCCGCTTTTTCTTTATTTAAATATGAAAGATTATCTTGTAGTATCTTTTCACACGCTTTTATAAACTTTCCTTTAACTTTTCCATCAATATTATCGTATTTTAATGGTATATCTTTGTCGTTAAGTGTTAGTTTTACTACCCTTTTTTGTCCATACTTTTTCGTATCAAGTCTAGTATCTTCTTTTAATTCAATTCCTAAAGCATTAATTAATGTTTCTGCTATTGGTACTGACTTGAGCAGTGAACTAAATTGACCTTGTATTTCATCTGCTTTTAAGGTTAAAAAAGCCTCATAAACTGATGCATCTAGATGAGTTGTTCTCATACCTTTTTCATCGCTTTGATCAGGATAACCTCCCGAGCCTACCTCAACATCTAATTTTAACTCACTATACTTTTCTAACCAAAGTTTAAAGGTTTTTTCCGCAATATATTTATAAAACATTTGATAGTTTGTATTACTCCAACCACCTGTTTTATTCTTAATCGTTCCCGGAGTAATTATAAATTCTGGTAAAGTTTTTGAACTTCCCTTAATTCTATAAGCACCTGGTACTGGACCTGACATACTTGGAATAGATGTACCTGATGTGGTAGTCCACTCATTAAGTACTTTTTCTACTAAACCTTTCCAAGTTCTTTCCGTAAATGCTCCTGGTTTAGCTTTTTTAATAACTAATGGGGCAATGTTTGGTCTATTTTCATATTTTTTATAAATAGCAAATATAGTTGCCTTAGCCATTGCTGTTGCAGCTTGAGACATATTTACAGTAACAATATGAACCATCTTGTCCCCTACTGCTTCTACTGCTTTGTCATAAGCTTTACCGCCTTTAGAGCTAAATAGGTCAGAGACTTCTTTTTTTATTGAGCCTATAGCCACTACTTATAAATCTTATAAAAATCTAGTATCCTTTTTATGTGATCTGGAAAACCAATGTTTCCAGATATACCAGAAGTGCTTTGATTTTCAATCATAGCTCCTGCAATCTGCATACGAGCCTTTCTTTCATCTTTCATGTAATATTTGATTAAATCATATACCGCTAATTTTAAGTCTGCAGGAGTTGAAGCGTAACCGGCTCTATAAACAACTTTTACTGCTTTATAACCTTTTGGAAAATATTTAACACCAGTACTAGTTGTACGGACTATACTGTCCGTTGTAGTATCAAGTATATATTCATATTTACCACTACTATCAGAATTTTCTGTGATTAGTGTAACGTATGAACTTGCTTGATCATCTCTTTCTTGTACTTGGCTTACTGAAACTAAAGGACTTTCATCTAGCATAACTCTAGAAGTCACGCCATCTAGTATATCAAAATATTCCGTTTTATTTGAACTGTAGTAGTCTACAAAAGATACTCCACAGTACGTTTTAACTATTTGAGTAACTTGAGGTATTAAAGTATTAATTCGAGCATCTTCCTGAACGCCTTTGAGTCCCGAAAAGTCTTTATACTCTTGTAATGTTACTAAATTTGCCATAATTTCCTTTAAAGATATTATGTGGGGAGAAACCTCCCCACATAAAAATCATTAGGTATTAACTACCTTTGTACTGATAAGCCCACTTAGAAGTAGCACCATCGATCATGTCGGTGAAGCCAAGTCTTTGTGAAGCAACAAGCACTCTGCGCTGATTCGCAACTTCGTAATCAGACTCGATGGTTACACCGCGGAGTCTAGGCATTACGTAGTTCTTAGCATATACAGCTATTGCTGCTGGCATGTTAACTGCAGCAGTTGGGAATTCGTCACAGACTAAGACTTTAGAGCCAAAGACCATTCCGATTTCGCCATTCAATTTAGTAGCCATA